CGCACGCGATCATGCATGCTGACGCTTCAACGCCGTCCTGAACGAGTAAAAAAATACTTTAATGCTGAGCATATCGCCTATGCCGCATAGAGACCTAAATTGCCGCCGGGTTAATAATACTGTGTCGAACCAAGATGATGCCCACCTCAATAATGTACGCTTGTCCGCTTTGGCAACGTAAACAGAATAACCATTTATATCACCCACATAGATATCATCACTGGCAACATCTCCTGATGCGCGCTGCATACACCGTACCGCATCAGCCCCCATCATGTCCGCGCCCCCCCGGCCCATCCATAGACACTGCCGCCCGCCTTCTGCACGATCACACAATACTCGGTATCACCGCTGCTGAAGTCGGGCACGTCTGTCATCCAGTGATCGATGCCCCATGTCGTGACTGCCCAGGTTGCAGGGGTGATGTACAGTTCCTGTTTTTCGCCCTCTTCGATATCCCACGTAATCGCAGTATCAGCGGCGAGATCAAGAAACAGGATGCCGCCGCTGGAGCGTGTGAGCGCGCCGGTGGTGGCGGTTGCCACAGTGTCCGTGAAACGGACGATCTCGACGCCGTTCAGTTTGTCGTGTGACTCGGCGGTATCGACTGATACCAGCCAGACATCAGACACGCCGGGGTCCACTATCCAGTCGCGAGCAGGGTTAGCGGCAGCGTCTTCAGTTGCGCGGTCGATTGTGACGGTCGCGCCGACGGCGGTCACATCGACAAACTCGGTCACTGTCGGGTCGACCGGCGCATCTTGCAGCTGCATGCGGTAGCGGTAGCCTGCCGGTGGTGCCGGCGGCAAGGTTTCGGGGGTGCATTCTGTGCCGACTGTGAGCAGGGATGCCGTCAGCTTTGATGCATAGTGATTGAGATGCTTGCGCTTAAGCATTTGTTACCTCGGGGATTAATACATGGATTCCTGACCGGGTGGGATGACCGCGGTGCGCTTGCCGGTGCGGCCATCGTATTTGCCGCCGGTGCGGATGCCGTCTGGGTCGTACTGTATCCAGCCGCCGTTGGATGTGGGGCGGAAATTCCACTGCTCTCCGTCTTTACAGAGAGTCAGTTCTTCGTTACAGCCAAGTGCTGATGTCGGGGCGTCGGGGTCGCATTTGCTAGCTACGAGACAACCATTACGAATCGTATATTGAGTTGTGCTGTCTGATTCCCAGTTATCGCCGCAGATTTCGGGGGCTTCGGTGAGTGTGCAATAAGACTCGGTTGACGATCCACATGAGTATCTCTGCGACCGTACATCACCCGCTCCGCCACCTGCATAATCACCATTGGAATCGTAGTTTGAGAACTCGTAGTTAAGCAATATATATCGCTTCGTCGTGCCGGAAAAATAAAACGAGTTAACGGACGTGGTTTGTATGTCGACAGTAAATCCATTACTTGCAGCGAACGATTTTAAATAAGCCTCATAATCGGCCCAGTTTTTTCTCGCCGCTCCAGCCGCAGTCGCATCTGTAAACGTAGATGGTTCGCTTATCTTAGCCCAGTACCAACCCTCCTCCCACGTCTCATCCGGCCCACACTCCTTACACGTCTCCGCTTGGCTAAACCCACCCACAAAATTAACGCTGATGGCCTCCCCTGTCTCACAATCCGTCACCCCATCCGGGGTTGACTGGTACTCTTCCGGCGCGTTGCCGTCGGTGCCGGTCCATGGGTTGCGGGCGTTGGGATCGTCTTCGATCACGCCGTTGTTTTCGGGGTCGCAGCAGGTTTCGCGTTCGTCATCCTGGATGCCCCCGGCTTCGGTGTAGATGCCGGGGATGACGCCGCGGGCACGCAGGGTTTTGAGGGTTGATTTGATCTCAGGCGCTTGCACGGCGATTTGCTGAATGTAGCGCGCCAGGGTTGCGTATTCGGTGCTCATGTCAGTGTCCGTTGATCAGTGTGATGCCGGTGACTTCAAGCGGGATTTCGAATGTGGTTTTGATCGGGTCGGGCTTGCGCTCGTCGGTGTACTGCTCGGGGATTTCGGCCACGTTGATTTCCAGCGCTTTGGTGTCGGGGTTGTAGGCGGCGGTGCTTTCCAGCGTGGTGTCGGTGGTCGGTTTGGCCGGGGCGGCCGGTTGCACGATGTTTTTCACCGGGGCCGGTACGCTGGTGTCCATGTACGCGACGGCGATGCGCAGCTGGGTTTCGCGGATGCCGTCACCGAAGCGCCAGTTGATGCCGACGATTTGGCCGGTGGTGGTGGGTACGCGGGTTTCGATGCGTACCACTTGCCCCAGCTCGGCGGGCAGGATGCGCCCCTTCAGCACGGCGGTGACGTAGTTTTGCCTGTGGTTTTTGATCAGCTCTTTTTCGCCGATGGCGACCGCGGCGGCAAAGGCTTCGGCCAGATCGGTGCGGCGGTTGTCGGCTTCGGCACGGGCGGTGCTGATGCGCTGGGCCAGTGGTGCGCCGGTGTCGCCCTGCCCTTTTGCCGCGCTGACGTGGCTGAAGTCGGTTTCCCATTTGCTGCTGTCGTACTCGGTGTCGATCGCGTAGCTGAGTGTGCTGCCGGGTACGGTTTCGCCGTAGGCGTCGATGCTCTGCGGCGCGGTCAGGGTGATCTCATAGTCTTCGGTGACCGGCTGCGAAATGTTGCGCACCAGGTTGGCGGTAAAGCCGGTGCTGCGGCTGGGCTGCAGCGCTGTAAAAACAGCGCGCGCGCGCGCCTGACCCGGCACAAACACGTAGGCGTAGGCCGGGTGGACTCGGTATTCAATCGTTTGCCAAGGCGAAAAGCTCTGTGCTTTTTCAACCATGGCATCGCGGCTGAATACTCTCCAGTCGATAATCTCAACCGATGAGTTCAATGCTGGGCTGTAGTAGCTGCCGATTTTGTACTGCTGGGCTTTGACCGCGGTAACAGTAGTGTAAAAAGCCTGCAGCAGCTGGTAGCGGTACTGCAGTTTGATGGTGATCTGGTTGTAGATTTGATCCAGCGTTGCAAATTCGGTGGTCAGGTCTTTGTCGTGTACGTCGGCGTTGGTCAGCGTCCAGTCGACCGGTTTACCCTCGGTGCCCCAGCTGTAGTAGCGCAGATCACCGGCGCGGGTGTACGCGAGCGATCCGGGCACGGTGCGCATGAGCTCGCGCACGTAGTCGGCACCCTCGGCGTCTTCGGCCTGGGTGACTTTGCTGTAGAGTGCGCCGGTCAGGGCGCGCAGCTGGTCTTTGTCTTCTTTTGCCAGGCGCTTGCCGCGCAGGTCTGAGCACTCGAACTGAATGCCTTTGCGGGTGTGGTCGTGCGTGGCGCGGTTGACGCGGCCGGTGAACAGCGGGATCAGCGGGTTGTCGAGTGTGGGCCGTGGGCGCTGGCCGGTGACCGGATCTGCGGGGCTGTCGGCATGGGTGTAGACTTCGACGGTTTTGCCGTTGAACGCGGGCACGATGATCGGCTGATCGATCTCGAAGTGCGCGAAGAATGACGCGGTGGCGTTGCCGTCTTCGGCGTGATTGACGGTGATGTTGCTCAGGCTGACTTGGTGCGTGAACGGCTGGCCGTTGATGATCACATAGCATTTGGGTACGTGCTGCTGCGCCACGGGTACGGCGGCATCGATCACGCGCTGCAGCAGGCGCAACTGGCCGGCGGGCTGGATTTTTTGCACCTGCTGACGCAATACCAGCTCGCCAGCGGCTTGCACGTAACGAGTCTGTACATCCTGATACAGCAGCAGCTCGCCTGCCGGCTGCGGGGTGGCCACGACTTGCTTGAGCGCGAGCGCTCCTTCTGCCTGCACAGCGGCCACGGTCTGGCGGATAACCAAGGCTCCGGCGGGCTGGGCGATGGCGTCCAGCACGTAGCCGGCGAGCGGCGCTGTTGCAAGCGGGCGTGAGGCGAGCGGCATGGGTTACTCTACGTCGGTGATCAGGATTTCAGGGTATGCAAGGCTCAGATCGGTGCGGGTGCTGCGCACCAGGTAGGCGTTGGTGACGCGCATGTGCACCTCTTTTTTGCCGCTGAGGCCGCTGGTGAGCACGGTACCGAGTGCCAGGGCTTGCCCGGCGGTGGCGGTGTCGAGACCGGCGAGCGTGGTGGCGAGTTTGATCTCTGTTACTTCGTGCTCGCTGCCGGGGGTTACATCCGTTGGCGTGAAGGTGAAGTTGGCGACGCCGGGGTCGCTGCGCACTTTGCCTTCGTGGATGCTGTTGTCGGCTACATCGCTGATGACTTCGGCCCAGTAGAACACGACATCTTGCGGGCCTTCGCTGCCGTCGGTGTAGTGCAGCAGGTCGAGCGAGTTGGCCAGTTCCTGCGTGCACGCGGCGTCGGCGTAGGCCTTCCAGATTGGGTCTGCCATTGGTTTGTTCCTGCTGGCTGGTTGTTGGGGTTAGGCGGTTTGCATGCGGGCTTGGCCGAGCATGGCGGTTACTGCTTTGAGGAGTTGCTGTTCGCCGGTTAGGGGGCCGGAGACAATGCCGCTGCCATCTTCTTTCTTCACGGTGATATTGATGCTGCCCATGTTGGGCGTGCCTTCGCCTTTCAACAGCTGGTCCATCACGGCTTTCATACCGGTTACGTCATGCTCATCGGCACGGCCGGTGCTGACGCCCCAGTCACCCCCGATCTTGCGAGGGCCAGTCAGGTTTGAGTGGCCGAAGGGGTTTTTCTGGTAGGACTCCAGTATTTCTTTCATACGCTTGGCTGCGGCCTCGGCTGAGCCGGTGGCGCCGTTTGCAATTGCGTTCTGGTATTCCTTGGCAGCGCGTGAGAAGTTCGCATCGATTTTGTCACCCTGCTTGCCCTCCTTGGGCTTGCCGAAGATTTTTTCCCAGGCTCCGCCGGATGCACCCTTCTGTGCCAAGGCGGCAGCGTTGAGAGCGCGGGTGTTTTCTTCGGTGGCTGTGGTGTTGCCATCAGTGGATGTTACAACGGGATTTGTGCCGCCAGCTGCACCAGTGCCCGCATCCTTGAGACTCTGCATATCACTGATTGAGCTTTCAAGCTCATCGAGCAATTCTTTTGCTTTAACTTGAAAAGCAGGGCCCTCTGCCATTTCCTGTTGCAGCTTCAGGATTTCACCAGCAATCATTTCACCGGTGCCGGCCAGGTCCTTGTTGAACTTTTGAATGGATGTATCGTTAAAGTTGACTCCGAACTTTTGCGCCCAAACAGACGGGGTAAAGAAGTTCAGCACATCGGTTGCGGCCTCACCGACAGCGATGATCGCCATCTGAATTTTAAGCCAGCCTATTTCTATGTTGCCCAACGCGCCGATGGCGTTCGCTGCACCGCTGACAATCGCACGAATGACACCAATAACGCCTTTTGCAAACCCTTTGGCGGCCTCTCTTACACCGCCCATTTCTTCGATGGTGTCGGTAATCTTCTGGATGATCAGCTGGAAAGCAGGCGCAACCTCGGCAGTAACATTATTGAAGAAACCACCGAATATGGTTGCAAGCTTTGTTTTTGAATCGTTGTAAGCCTCAACGGCAGCTGCCTGCTGCCGGGTGATACTCACCCCGAGCGCGTCAAACTCGGCCCCCATCCCTTCCAAGTCACCCGTTAGGGTGTTAACCAGCGCAGCCCCCTCACGTCCGAAGATCTGCATCGCCATTCTGACCCTCGCCGACGGGTCTTCAATGGCCTTCATTGCTTCAGCAATTGCGTAAAATTGCTTATCAGGCGACAGCTTGGTCAGGTTCTCAGCGTCAAGCCCAAGATCATGAAGGGCCTTTGCAGCCTCCCCCGTACCCTGGGCAGCTTCGCTAATATTACGGGTTGCACGGATAATCGAACTCCCCAGCTTATCCGAAGCCACACCCGTTAACTCAGCCTGATATTCCAGCCGCTGCAGGGCTTCAACGCCCATCCCCATGCTATCGGCCTTTTTGGTTAACGCATCGATCTTGCCAGCCTGGCGTTCAATGATGGCAACGATTCCGACCCCAACAGCAGTGGCGATGCCAGTCAATGCCAGCGCAACCTTTTTGCCTGCAGCGGCAGCATCCTTGGCGAATTTGTTGAGGTTTTTTCGACCTTTGGTCAGCTCCTGCGCCAAGCTTTGGGCGTTGCCGCCCAGCTCAACAAGCAATCGTTTAATCGTTGCCATCAGCGACGCCCTTTTGTTTCAGTCAATTTCTTGAAGCGTGCAACCGTCTGTTCAACGGTCTCTTCCGCAGCCTTGGCAGCCAGCTGCTGCTGTTCATATGCCTTGAGCCAATCGGGGCTTTGGCTCATGTCGTAGGCCATGTACTCAGCAATATCAGCCGATGACAAAGTACTCAGTAGCAGAGGGAGCGGCATTTTCAGCCGCAGAGACAGGTAGATACAGTAACGGCGCCAGGGGCGCCGCATCAGTTTTTTGCCAGGTCCTCTACATCAGAGGCACTGACACGGCTCAACCGCTGAGCCACTTCAAATACCCGATCTAGCGCTGCCGCAGATTTGTGCCCCAACTGCTCAATATCAGCATCCGTAAACATCAAGCGGCCGTCTTCATCAACAATGGATGAAGCAACCAGCTTGGCCCGCACGTTGCTGACATTCGCCTTACCGTCGTCAGTCACACAGGCAGATTCAAAACGGTCACGCGCCTCACCCGTCATTGTCGATACCCGAACGGTGCCGCCCCACTCGGGGACGTGCACCTCTTCGGTTTTGATGTCAGATGCTGCAAGGATCTGGTCTTTGGTCAACAGGGTCATAATCAGCTCCAGACCGGGTCGCCGGAGACCTTCAAGTTGGCCGATCCGGTGAGGATGTTGTTGAGTGAGCCGTCATACGGCATGGATGTAACAAAGCACTTGATGGTGCAGATATCACCGGTGCTAAAGGTGATGCGCAGGTCACGCAGGGTCGGATCGCCCATGCTGGCCTGCATTGCAGCCTGCCCCGGATCGTTCGGGTTACGGCGCTTGAAGTTCATGCTGGCACCGCCGTAGTCCGGCAAGCCGGGGCTGTATTCCATAGCGGTTGATTCGAGCGTGGTGGTGTCAATCTGGGACACTTCACCATCACCCCAAGTGATGTTTTCAGCACCTGTGACGGCGGTGTAAACGGGGGTGGTCGGGGCGCCATCGCTGAATTCAACGGTTGCGCCCTGCAAGGGGATTACGTCTGCCATTGTTGTGCTCCTGTTTTAAGCATCAAAGCGGGTGGAGTATGTGAGGCGCAGCCCCGTCCAGCCCTGTGAGATATCGCGTTCATAGGCCCAGCCGGTCAGGTAGCAGCTGGAGAGTTGGCCCCCAAAGAAGGGGTCGGATTCAATGGCGTTTTCAATGATGCCGCCGATCTCATCCAGTGCGTCATCCACTTCATGCCGGTCGGTCAGCAGGATGCGGATTGTCAGGTCTGCCAGGTCATCACGCCCGCCTATGCTCAGGTCTGGCGTGCCTTCGTCATGGAAGATGCACACCAGCCCGGAGTAGGTTTGCACCATGGCTTTTTGAAAGGTGAATACTTCCAAGTCTGGGTTATGGGCGGACAATAGCGGCTCTACACGCGCCTTGATGGCTGCGCGAATCTGTTTGCGGGTGGTCATCATTTGGCCTTGTATTTATTCAGACGGTAGCTGAGTTCAGCTTTAAGACGGTCAGGGAAGTTGTTTTGCATTTGACGGTCCAGCACGTGCTGGCCAATCTCTTCAAAGTGGGGCATCACCTGCTCGCGCTCCACTGTGAGTCGACTACCACCGCCCGGCTTCGCACTAGCCTCAGTGAAAACCTGCTGCCGACTGTTGGCCCCGCTCACTGCAATCCATGAGTCCGGGTAGTGAAAACCGCCACGCGCTCTTACACCGTTGCCCTTACGGCCCCGGCGACCAAGCACGTAACGCCCGGTATCCCTCACGCCCGGCAACCGAATTGCTGAAACCGGGCGCCCGTACATGTAGAGAAACGCTGACTGTTTATCGAATGTTGCTTTCTTCTCGTACATGCGTTTCTTGATGACTGCCGCCGGCAGCCCTGTGCGCTGCCGGATCAACTTTGCCACTTCAGTGCGTCCTGCCCGCAGCGTACGATTCAATGCACGTATTATCCCCTGATCGATTTCCTTTTCTTTTATAACCGACAGCTTGCGAACCAGCTCATCCACCTGCTTTTCGATGGGTTTTATCTGTGCCATGACACCTCCGGCGAGCAATAAAAAACCCGCCACGCGGGCGGTCGGTACTTCCAGATGCAGCTAACTTGCCTGTTTGCTAAGCTGTCCCAAAACATCAAGGAGTCGACATGGACACCATCAAACGGATTTTCAACACTATATTTGCGCTGATGCTCATAGCCGTGGCACTCAACTTTTGGCTTTCATTCAACGAGGGCCCTAAAAAATCGAATGCCGGTGCAGTCAGCAAACCGCCACAACCAACAGAAGCACCAAAACCACCACCGTTCAAACCAACGCCCGCCATGCTCGCAGCGCTTGATCCAGGCGAAGAATTCCATCGCGATGGATGGCTATTCGAGTACGGCGAGCTGACCAAGAACGGCGTGGATGTTTGGGTGTACTGGCCTAAAAACCAGCCCGTATCAATACCTCTCGTTGAAAGCATGGGCAAAGCGATGGTGGCTGATACTGTTAAGCGATTAAGTGCCGCTGGCTTTGAAGCAAAAAACACAGCCGCAAACATTACTTATTACTTCAGGCAAGACGCAGGCAACGACCTAGTAATCATGCTCGGTTCAGCCGGATATATGGGCATTCTCGATCAGTACTACTACACCCCTCCTGCGAAATAAAACCCGCCGTAGCGGGTTGAGGGTGATGTGTTTATTCCGGCTGCCACCGCCATCTGTGGCGGCCAAACCAGAACACGCGGCCTATGATCTCGACCGATCCGGGCGGGTTAATCGAGTACGGCCCGGGTTCGGTGGTGGCCGTGGCGATGCGGCCTTTGTTTGGCACCAGAAAGCGCAGGCAGGGTTTGCCTGCCAGCAGTACCAGGTACAGTTCCCCCGCCGTGCGGGTGGTCAGTTCGGTGTCGGTTAGGTCAATGCCGACAAATGCGCCTGTGGGCACCGCGTCGACACCGAGATCGG